TGACGATTCATAAAGCGTTCTCTTCTCTTAACCCAGTTAAGTACTGACTCACTTCTATCTCCGCCTTTGTAGGCAGTCCATCTGTTGTAAGCGTCATTACCAGTAAATGAAGTAGGAGGATTACCACCGGTACCTGCTCTTCTCCAAATCTCTGGCCAGTTTTCTTTTAAATCTTTAACATAAGCGTGACTAGGGAATTGTTTATGTTGTGAGTTAGATAAACTTATTTTCTGGTTATCTCCACTCCTCGGAAAGTTTGTTACTTTATCCGGTGCTTTTTCTTCCGGACTATGTAGTTTATCACCTTTTTCGTACATAGTTTCAGCTTCTTCTAAAGAAACTTTAATTTCTTCTATGTTTCCCTTTTTAGGTTTATTAACAGCATTTAAGTAATCTTGATGTGTTGCACAAGCCATGTAGAACTTATCACCATCTACATCAATGTAGTGTGTTCCCTCACAAAGTTTTTTGAATTTCATCTTCTCTCTCTACCTCTGGAGGTAAAGTCACAGTAGTCAATGTTGCTTTAGACTCATCATCGTCATCATTAGTTGGTTTGTCAGCTGTATCTGTTCCACCTTCATTTAAAAGTGGACTACCATCTTCCGTTACTTGAATCATGTTAAGAGGTCTTAAATAAACATCATGTCTATTATCAGCCTCTAGTCCTACAACTTTTCTTGCTTCGCCAATTGTTACCCAACCCCCTTGTACAGCAGTGTTCATGCGTTTATAGAGGTTGTCTTTGTCATCAGCTAAAGCTCTAACGCCTCCGATATCATACTCGCAGTATTGATTATCGTTACCGCCAAACTCTGGTCGTAACAATTGATGAGTCAAATCACTCGCAACCATGTTCCACATTGGGACCATTTTTGACTCTGTAAAGAACTCTCTAAGTTCTTTTGTATTTGAATATGTAGCAGAATCAAGACCAGCACCGAGTCCTGCAAGAACAGCTGGAACGCCAAGTACAGCAGAAACTCTTTCTTCTGGTATTCTTCTTAATTCGGCTAACTTCATTTGGTCTGGAGAAAAAGATACAACTTCAACGTTCATTGCACCAGACAAAACCATAGGAGCACCTCTGTTTTTGCCACCGAACTTTTCTTTATACATTTCTGCAATAGCTTCGGCTTCTTCTCTAGTTGGCCCACCCATTTGGTCATCTCTTGGAGAGAGGATTACTCCGGGTACCGCCATGTTATGCAATAAAGCAGCTGTATATTGTCCAGCAGCTTCATCTCCTGCAATCTCTCTTAGAACGCCTCTAAGTGGAGCAAGACCTTTTCTCATGTTGTTAGGGTCAACATTTTGTCGTAAATGAATCATGTCAACTTTTTCAATCCTTACAGTGTCTTCACCCTGCATTCCGCCTTGCGGTTGGTAATTGAAATGTGTAATAAGTTCGTTCTCATTACCTTTAGCCTCTACTAGATGAGGCATTAAAGGAACGAGTTCTACAACCTGTCCTCGTTGATTCCTATTTTTGTAAATAAAAGCGTCGCCTGCTGCGTTTAAAGATGTAACAATATAGTTAGCAAGTAACTGTTGTGTCATATAAGGATTTGGTCTTCTTAGCAATTTAGTAAGAGGATGATTCATCTCTCTTTGATAATCGCCTTCAGAGTTTCTTGATGATACTAAAATATTAGGTTCTGCAAAAGCGGTAGCTAAAACTTGTAAACATGCAATAACAGCAGAGTTTCCTGTTCCGTCTCCAACTTCTGCAAGTGTTTTGTGGTCAAAGTATCCGGATGTTGTGTTATATCCAAATACAGCTTGATTTAAATATGAATATTCAGATTGGTTAACAACCAACCCTTTTTGATTTGCTTCTCTTCTAACCCTAGCGTCAGTTGGTGAATTCAACCAGTCTAGTGCTTTTGAAAACCTTGTTTTATCTTCCGCCATTAATACGCGCTCCAGCTTCTACGTTCTTGTAACATTTGTACGCCGTAAGATAAAGTATCAATAATATCATCATGAGCACCAGCAGGAAAGGTCATTATTTCTCTCTCCATCTCTGGCAACCAGTGAGTATCTCTAAGTAAGAATACGTCTCCAGATTCCATTCTGGCCGACAAAGGAAGTGCGCGTGTAACTTTGTCTTTATCCGACTTAAGGTCTTTTACACGAATACCCGAACGTTGCGCCATTTGGATAATCGTGGTTTGAAAACCTTGGCGTTCTATACCTACATATTCTAACTTATTTTTGTCAATTGAACGTTTTATTGCAGGAATGATATCTGGCCCTTCTAATTTCTGTCTTTGCATATCTATAACAAGTAATCTATTGTCTGGAGTAACAGCAAAAGAAGTTATAACTGTATAATCACTGTCTTTATTGGTTGTTGTAGCTAAATCAACTATACCAAACTTCTTTAAAGCTTTTAGATAGTATTCTGAGCCCTCGACTATACATTTAACATTTCCTGCTTCGTCTGGTACTTGAACATAATAATTTAACCATTCTGGTCTTAGCATACCTTGACCTGCGTCAACAAACTCTGCTAAGTACTCTTGAGCAAAAACAATAGAACCTACTTCTTTTCTAGCCGCTTCAACTTCTAGAGGGTCAATCATAGGATTGTCAGTAGTAGCAAATTTAAATCTCTCCCAGTTGTCTGCTTCCTCTGCTGTTTCCCACAAGTCATAAAACCAGTTATTTCTTCCAATAGGCGTGCTAATAAATAAAGCAGAACCTTTTCTTTCTGTAAGTGTAGGACGTAGAACTTCTTGCCAGACTTCTGGTTTTACGAATGCAGCCTCGTCCATAACAAGATAGTCAAGACCTTCACCACGAAGTCGTTGTGGATTATCAGCTGACCTTACAGCAATAGAACCCCCGTTAGGTAAATCAATTTGCATGTTTGCTAAAGATACGTTCGGCTCTATCTCCCTAGGAAATGATTTTGCACTTGCAGCTATATCTCTCCAACCAACCCTAGCAATAGAGAATGTAGGAGCTACCCACCAAGCTCTACCACCTTTAAGAGCTACTTCCATACAGAGTTGTACGCCAAGTCGTGTTTTACCAAATCGTCTACCGGCACAAAGAATTTTCCAACGTGCTTCTGAATCTTTGACTTTTTGTTGACCGCTATGTAAAGCTGGAAGTTTAGGGATGTACTTGTTAGTCATAAATTTCCTTAAACATAAATATAGGAGTATAGGTACCTACATAAGCATTGACAATATTCATTTCTACATGCTGTATAGCTTCAGACACTGCTTCTTCTTCATCAAAATCATTGTCTTCCAATATCCCGTCAACTACAATATCTACCATTGTGTAGTAGTCATAGATAGCTTTACCATCATGGGTATAACCAAGATAAGCTTCTTCAAAGTCATCTACAATTAGAGCTTGCGGATTAAATTCCTTTAACTCATCATATACCTTATTCATTTCTCCTCCATTCTAGTATAAGAAAACCTTTCAGCAGTTCCATGTATTCACGATTGCTACCACGTGATTGTCTGCCGTCAAAGATGTCATGATGTGTTTTACAGAGAATGCAAACGTTCTTGGGGTCATTTGAGAGTTCACGATTTTTGCCCCCCATACCGATTGCTATGAGATGAGCCATTTCTAGCCACTTTTTCTCATAGCAGTTCGGCCACTCACAAGTATAATTTGCACGTATAAGAGCTTCTTGTCGTAAGTCAGATTTATTTATTTTGCCGGTACCTTTGCGTTTCTTTTGTCCCATGCCGGAGATACCAGATTCATCACTTCTACGCTTTTTAAATTCAGCATATGATTCGTTCTCCACATCCCAAGTTGTCATGTGCGTAAGAACTCCATTTTAGATAGGGCTATCCTGTTACAGATAGCCGGTGAAGGGAGGATATCGGTTAGTGGAGCCGACAGAACTATCTTAACACCACAATCTAAAACCATAGGTTTTATTATAGCTTAATTAGGAAATCTTTGTAGAGGTAATGAAGTGAAATCATTCTGTGAACAATCTCTTCTTCTAAGTTTGTGTAATCTTTAGGTAGTGTCCAAACATCCAAGATGTTATTTTTATCCACCCACATTATTTTGTTTTCGTTTATCTTGAATCTCATAGAGTTAAAAATGTAGTCCATAGGTTTCTTTATAGTAGCACCCCCCCGAATCATTCTTGGTTTTTATACAGCGAACCCTGTGCGGACCCGCCCAACACAAAATTTAAATACTCCGAGGATGTCCCTTTAACGGACGACTATGGTCTGACTAATCCACTCAAATGAATTTTATATTAACATCACAATCTTTCTTAAAGTCAGAGCTTGTGACTACTTGGTTATTTAAATTTAGCGCAAGTCAAAATCTATGCGAACGCGAACACAGTAAAATTTTATTTGGTACAATTATCTTGTCCTTCTCGGACAACCCAATCCAACTCAAGCCCGGTGTATTCCGGGTACCCTAAAACTCTACTGCTACAATCCCAACTGTCCTCAATTCTCCCAAAAGGTTATAGCATGTTGTGAAGGCGGCGAGACTAGTCCCAACTGCCTCATATAAGCCCTTAGAGGGTGCCCGGCTAGATAAACCTATTACTTGCCTACTAGACCC